TTGTATTCCATCAGGTAATGCTGTTACTCCACCAAAGAATAATCTTTGTTCATGGAATGTAACTGTATTAGGAAAACCATTAATAGAAGAAAATACTTGTTCATCCCAGTTTCTAGTAGGTGGATGACCTGTAATTAATACTCTTACACCACCACCATCTACAGATTCAGTTGCAGTATCAGAAGCACCAGCAGTATAAGTAAAATGATTATCATCTGTAACAGTAATAGTAAATGTACCATTTAAGTTTGCAGTAGCTAAACCACCACCATCTGTATCAAATATATCTTCTGCACCTGATATAGTAATAGAAGCTCCATTTGTAAATCCATGTGCTACCATAGTAACTTCTACTGTTCCTGAACCTTGTGTAGTTTTAAAAGGATCATCATCTAATTCTATAGATACATCATCTAATAATGTTCCTGTTATTACTGTAGATGAAGTATATCCTGTTATAAGTATTTCTGTTCCATGATATCTTACAATCATTCCAACATAAGCTGATGTCCAGTATGCTGTATTAGTAGTTAATGTTACACCAGTAGTACCTTTAGATGTATTGTTAATATCTAATGTAATATCATCATCAGCAAACTTAAAATAAGGTTGATATGTTTTTTCTCCATTGACACTTGTTTCAAAACCAAAAGCTGTTCTTGTAAATGATGTTGCACCTATTCTTTGTATTACTTGTGGTACAAAATCTTGGTGTGTAATTATCATTGTATCGCCTGATTGCGTCATATCCATTTCAAACAAGTCTGCTGTTATCCAAGGACAAGATGATAATGTTGCTACTAAAGTTCCATTAGTAGAATAAATTTTTAATGTTTGGTTTTGGAATGCAAATACATATTCTTGATTTTGATTAAAGATAAATGCTTCTAATCTACTTGCTCCACCTAAGTCTGCTCTTGCTACTGAACCACCTCTTCGTTCAATACCACCTTGGTTAATAGGAATAACATTTCTAGCTTTCTTTAATCCTTGACCATATGCTGATAAATCAACACGAGATATAATAGTAGGATCAAGTTCCCCTCTTAAAAAACTACCCTGATGTATTCTTTGTCTTGCCATAATTCATTTCTATTATGGAGAGGTTGCTGTTATATCATTTAGTGCTGTTCTGTTTCTAACATTTCTAAACCTGTCCACATTTAATCTTCTTGTTGTTTGTGCTTGTCCATCAGTTGCTTTAGCTATAGCAAGTTGGGCTATTGATCTTTTATGATACAGTTCAGATAGTTGGTCGTTTCTTGCTATTGCACCAGCAAACAAAGACGCTAGCTCGAAAACTAGCGTCTGTTTGAAGTAGGGAGGAAAAATGCTTTCACTAGGTTGAAAGGTATAATCCGCTATTACAGTATCACTAGATGTAGTGTTTGTAAATAAATTTTGTCCATATCTGTCATATTTAATAACATCATCTCCTACAGTAACAGTATGTATAATGTGTGCATCATTAGGTAATGCATATGAAGAATCATATCTAGCATCAGGATTAGTTGTATTTTTACTTAGTTGTGCTTGTTTAGATGCAAATCTCCATCTACATCTTGTTAATAAATTTTCTAAAGTTGATTCGTATAATTGGTTTGCTACTTTTGATTCAGTAGTATTCTGAGTAAAACTTGAGATTGTATTTGCTCCTACTAGGACAAGTGCTTTATTACATATATCAAATTTACTATCAGCCATATTTTATATCTATATTAAATGTAGGGGGAAGTAAATCCCCCCCACATAACTATTTATTATGTACCATTGATAGTAGTAACTGTAGCCGCACCTGTTGCAGATGAAACCACAATCATATCTACAGTTCTAGTACCGCCTGTTGAACCTACAGCTATGATAACATCATTCTGTTTAAGTTCAGCAGTAGCAGTATTGAAGTAGCCACTACCTATGATTGTTCCGATTGCGTCAGCAGAATCATATAGGAAAACACTATTTGACCCACCTGCAATTTTCTTTAAGTTGCTTGATGTGTATGCCATGTTATATCTCCTATTCTGTTATTTGACATTCAATCATACCATTACCATCAATCTCTACTACTCCAAGACTCATGTATGATGTGATTAAGTTACTGACTTTTTCAGGAATGTAGTTGATCTCAGTTCTAATATCAGAACCCATAGCTACTCCGATTGCAGACTTGTGATAAGCATGACAATCTCTAGTAGTAGAGGCTTTTGATAAACCAGAATGAGTGAACCACATAAATCCAAGCCATCTCTTCGCAGTTAATCCACCAGCGTATGGTAAATCACTTTCGCCTACATATTCAGCACGAGAGAATTGATCTATTTGAAGTAGATCAGCCCAACCTGCAGGAGATACTACAAAGTATCTTTGCCCATCATCAGGTACATCAGCCGCTCCAAATGACTCATAAACTGTCAATGCTTTTGCTAGAGTTAATCCAGCAGAACCATGTACAACATTACTTGCATTTGAACCAGCGTCTAATACATCAATGATTAGTTGGTCTGTTTTTCTCCCCAATGCCGCCGCCGCAGATTGAGATAGTACTTGTCTTTCGTCAATGTTAGTTTTTAGCTCGTCTAATCTATCGACATAATCTGCCGCATAGAAATCCGCTAAAGTAACATCAACAGTTGAGTGAGTGATATCCATAGTTGGAATCTGAGCGTGTCTGCTTTTTGAAACAGCACTACCAGTACCGACTTTTTGGAATCTCGCCTGACTCCCCTTTACATTATTTACTTGCCTTATTGTGTTTCTTAGCTTTGATCCCATTCTTTGGTAAGCCATGTGGACTTCAGCTTCGAACTGTTTAATAAAGGCAGTTGAAATAGATGTACTCATATTTATACTCCTTTGTTAGTCGTTGTTGTTAATTAAACAGTTGTCCGCATTAAATTAATTCGGTTGTCCATAAAGGACCGATCTCTTCTAATATGGGCTGTGTACCCTTTTTGACTACATTATGTAGTCGTTTATAGAAGTACAACACTTTTACATTTTTTACAAGCATAGGTTTAGAAAAATTATATCCTTGCCACTTTAACCATCTAATAGATTTAGTATGTTCTTCTGTTATGTAATTGGACAAATATATGTAATGTTCTTCTAAGTAATGTAGCCATTTCTTGTTTCTTTTAAGGAAATATAAATAGTTTTTATCTAATTCTGTAGAGGATAAAAACCATATTGTGCCGATTTTATTATCTCTTCTTGATGGTACAGCACCAAAGATTGCGGCAACTTTGTGATCTTTTGTTAATATAGTAAAAGAATTAACATTTGGTCTGCTATATCTAAATGGTTGTAATAATGCTTGTAGGGGATCAAGCCCCCACAAAGCTATCTCATACCTGTCTAGTGCCTTTAAGTTAGGAGCTAAAAGAAAACAATGTTCAGGTATAGTCTTTTCAACATATAACATTAACCCCTATAGAGTCTGTTAAATGCTTCATCAACTTTTGCTACATAAGATGGATCACGCTCTCTACCATCATAGTATCTTTTATCTTTCATCATAGTTCTAACATCTTCTATTGTTAGAGGTCTTTCAGGTTGTGCAACTTGCCCTGATCTTGATATGTTTTGTTTTTGAGATTCCATAATTTTTTCAAGTGCTTCTATCCCATCAACATTAGAACCCATTGTTTGAGAAACTATTTCGTATTGTTCAGGACTAAAAAATGTAGATGCCCAACTATTTACAGCATCTAATCTTGCTTCTGCATTTTCTCCTAGTTTAGTTTTCTCAGCTTCCATATCAGGTTGTTGTCCAACATAAGCATCAACATATTTATTAATACCCTCTTGATATACTTCTTGATCGTATGAATTTTCCCAACAAAAATTTTTCCACCATTCTGTCATAGGATTAGCATTAACTATATCTTCTGTTACATTCTCAGGAAGTTTAGGTAATTCATATTTCTCTATTGCTTCAGGTCTTTCTGCATTAGCTTCTTGTTTTAATTCATCAATGATAACATCTCTTAGTTCATCTTTCTTACCACCTACATATTTTTCTAAGTTAGTATAAGATTTACCAAACTCTTCTACATTGAGTTTTCCTTTTTCAGCATCCCAAAACTTCTCAGGTATATACTCAGGTCTTGGTGCTGGTTCTGTTGTAGTAGGTGCAGATGTTTCTTGTGGAACATTATTCTCTACTGGTGTTTCCTGTACTGGAGTTTGCTCCTGTACTGGTTGTGTTTGCTCTTCAGCCATTTTGATTCTCCTTTATTATGTTTTGACTTTTACCTTTATTAATTCTTCGCTGTATTAAACCTACTAAATATCTTTGACCCTCTAAATGTCTTAGAGCATGGTCTGATATTTCAGGTCCAGCGACTGAATCAATCGTTATTGATTTAAGGTATTGGAGAACTTCAGCACCTATAGTGGTACTAAACAATGTTTTAAACACATCATTTATTTTGGTTTCTTCTTCAGAACCTCTTTTAAAGTTGTCCAAACCTATCAGGGCTTTATTTTGTTCTGACATATTAAATCCTTATCATACTTTGTATAACACTCCTAGGGATAATATTTCTATCCCCAAATCCTACTTCTCCATCATCATTTTGATAGCTACTAAAGGTATGTATATCTGATTTAGTCTTTTTAAATATATATGCTTCTGTTTTAATTATAGCTGTTTTCATATTGTCAAAGTCATTTAAATCTGTGATTGTACTATCTCCTACGATATCATTCCAAACTATTAAATATTTATAGTATTTTTCTCCACCTATATTTACTGGGCTACTCGGTTTCTTTGTACTCATCTTTTAATATCGCTTTCAAAAACCATATAGCTTTTTTAATATCTACTACTCCGCCTTTTTCTCTATGCCTTGTAATATATTTAATAGCTGTTGCATCTGCATATGGTAAGTGTCTTACATAATCATATGTTTGTAAAACTTTACCACAAGTACATTTACCTGCTTGATAATAATCAGGATTTATTTTTTGTTCATCACTCATACTAACTCTCCTATCCAGTTTCCATTTTTATCTAACACCATTGGAAGTAGTCTAGGTATTCCATTTAGTATTACTCCACATCCAATAATGAATCTTGTTCTAAAGTTTTTTGCATATGAGAATGCCATAGACTTTTGATTAATTAAACATCCTACATTCATACCAAAGAATATATCATCAGGATTAGCCCAGTAAGATATAACAAACTTTGTATGATAGTGTCCTTGTACTGCACTCATACCCATTGTTTGTGAAACTTTTAAAATGTCTGCTGATCTTCCATGTGTAAAGAAACATTTTTTTCCATTACTTAATTTTAATGTCATGTCATCTACCCACTTCCATTTTCTAGTACCTAAGAAATCTCCATAAGGTTTTAAAAATTGTTTTGACATTCCAAATCTTAATGCTCTTCTATAAACTAAACTACTATGATTAGAATCTACTTCAGTTACTTCAGGAAATATTCCCTCTAATTCTCTTATATATTCTTTTGATATATCTAATTCATGTCCTGCACTTGGTAAGTCAGGATTATGTTCGTGCATTGATATTGCATGGAAGTCTAATAAATCTCCAATGTTAATTACAGTATCAGGTTTAAATTCTTTCTTAATAGCTTTTAGAAAAGCAAAAGCATCTTTGTGATGATAAGGTATATGGAGATCACTAATTACTAAAACAGATTTATGCATATGGAAGTTATCATGTTATTGAGTTTCTTCTTCTGTTGGCTGTCCTTGTCCTTGTTGTTGTTGCATCATTTGTTGCATTTGTTGGGCGGCTTCCTGCATTTCTTCTTGTGATCTTATTAATTGTTCAGGAACACCTAATTTTTTAGCAACATATTTAGCTACCTCGTCTTGCTTAACAAGAACATTTAATAACTGTGGACCAACTCTACTTTGTACCA